TGGATGACCCAATTCACCATATGCACGATTATTTTCAACCTGTTCTTTCATGTAACGAGCAACCTCTTTATCCATAACTTCTTCTGGATACATACGCTTGTTACGATTTTGAATAGCAGATTGAAGAAAGATTCCTTCAATGAAATATTCTTTACCTTTGCCAAGTTTAGATTCTGTTACTAACTTGACTGACTCTGTGACTTCTTTAATAAGTTTCATTTTTATACCTTATCTGGTGAACCACTTAATGTTGTAGAAGCACCAACACGAGTACGATCGTCATATGCACCGTATACAGCCTCTTCAACTTTAGTAGCATAACCACCAACTTTACGTAATGTTAGATATATTTGTGCCTCTGCGCCACCAATAGTTACAACAATGTCACTAGTATTTTCAATTGTATCTGCAAATCCATAACCAGCAGCAAACTCAACATCATCATGCCCCTCAGCTGAGACAGTAGTAATATTAGTAGAGTTTCTTGCAATCGTAATAGTTGAAGATGCTAAACCAGTAAACTGAAAACCTACAATGTTAACTGTTTGAGTTGCACCATCTAATGCTTGGGTAGATGCTAAACAATCAGTTTGTAGATCGATAGTTGCAGATGCTGAAGTACCAGCGATTTTAACAATTGTTTCGTTATTTGTATTTTTAAGAATTGTCTTAGTGACTGGCATTTTATTCCTCTAATTTTTCTACGACATACATGAAATTTTCTTTACTCTCACGCATGTATTTAATAACGTCATTTTGATTCTTTAACAAATTATTTAGTTGTTCTTGAGTATTTTCATCAATTGCTACAATTGATTCATCATCAAGAATATAATGTATTTTACCCTCTACAATATTATCCAGTTTATTTAATTTACGAATTTCTTGTACGACTGGATCAACACTAAAAATACGAGAGGAAGCAAGTTGTATATAATTTTCTATAAGAGTATCTGTAACTTTAACATCATGGTATTCTTTAATAATAGTAGCCACTTTATTTTCAGAAATATCTTCGTATAATTCAGTAGAAATTTGTTCTTCTAATTTTCTAGCAATATATTCTTGTTTAATGTATTGTCTTGCTTCCTCAATACTTGTATATTCTGTTTCGTTGCCATTTATTAAAATCTTTTTGTCTTCTGTCTGTTCTATTAACTGACCATAAGACCTAATGTTTTCTACTACATTAGGTCTTTTAAAAGATTTAATAAAATTAAAATAATGCATTACTCAGTAGTTTCGGTTGAACTTTCATCGTTAGAAACATCTACAGTTTCTGTAGAAACAGCTTCTTCTTCTTGAGTAACAAACATATTTTGTGCAACTTCTGCACGACGAGCATCTAGCATTGGTGCTAACTTCTCAGCCATTGCTGTAGCAAATGCTTTCTCTGTTTCTACTGCATCATTTTGTGTAATTGCTTGAATTAAATTTTGTACTGATTCTCTCATGTGTGTCTCCTATTAACTTTTCCAAGTTCCAGTTTTTAACTGACGAACTTTTATTTTTTGCTCTTCATTCGTTTGTTTAACACCTTGCTCTTCTGGTGTATCTTGTTGCACAGAATTTTGAGCAACATAATTATTCATAGCAGTATTTTCTACTCCTGTTAATGTACCAGCTTTTTCAGCTTGTGCTAATTGTAGATCTGCTTCCTGTTCAACTTCTTTTTCAATCTCTTCAATCTGCTCTTCATCTAATCGGAGAACATTTTTCTTAACCCATGTTTGACTATAGTATTTACCAACATAAGGATCAATTAGTTGTAATGCTTGTAGTCTCTGAGATAAAATTTCGGCATCTTTTAATTCAGAAAAATGATTATCTTCAATATAATCGTATTTTAAGAATGGGCGAATCGTATCCCACTCATCAGCACGAATAATACCTTTTGCAATTAACTGAACTCTAAGTGCCTCAGAAAACAATACACTAAATTTTTTACGAAGTCTAACTACAAACTTATTAAATTTAACTTCATCACGAGAAATTTCCTGTGAACGTCCAATACTAAATCCCTGCTGAGGTTGCAAACGAGAAATTGGAACATTCAATGAATGATAAAGTTTGTTCTGAAAATACTCGATATCTTGAATCTCGCCAAGATTTTGTCCACCTGGAAGAGTAGTAATTTCTGTGCCTTTACCACCTTCACGACGTGGCATCCAGAAATCTTCCATCATTGATAGATGGCGACGATCGTCACGAGTTTCACCAGTAGTTGCATCATAAACAATTTTATTTCTAAATTTGTTCATAATATCAGAGACATATTGCTCTGCTTTCAACTTAGGTAGATTACCAACATCAATATAAAATATTCTGCGTTCTGGTGCTCGGCTAATACGATAAATGACTAAAGAATCTTCAATCATTTTCAATTGATTAACTGGTTTAATCGCTTTATGTAAATATGATAAAGCCATTCCAGTATTTTGATCTACAACACCCGAAGGGCAGTAAACAACTGAGTCAAGTGCTAACTTAACACCTTGTGTAGTTTGTTCAGTAATACCTTTATCATTATAAAGATAATACTCTTCAATTTCTTTTACTATATCAACACCCTGTGGTGTTCTTTCTTTTTTAATATTTTTAATTCGACGAATTTTTCTTGGATCAATATAACGTAATTCTACAATACCATCTTTAATTCGTTCTTCGTTAATAAGAATTTGATAATACAATCTTCCGTCAATATACCAAGAACGAAAAATTTCATGTGCTCTCTCATCAAATTTTAATAATCTTTGTATATTATCAAATTCTTCTTTGATCTTTTTCTTTATACTAAAAGAAAGAACTAATTCATCTAGATTTAATTCAACAGGACGTTTATTTTCATCGGCAATAATTGCCTCATTAATAATATCTTCAATTGCATTATCACAATCTGAATATTGTGAAATTTCACGATATCTGCGTAGAAGGTCATTTTCATTTTTAATGACTCCTTCTAAATCCATGACCATACCGTAATAACCACCAGCATTTACACCAGTGTTTATTACGGTTGCGCCTGTGTCTATGGCTGTAGGAGTTACAACAGATTGTAATTCCTTGTCCTTAGAACGCTTTATTTCAAAGCCAAAAATTTGCATAATGTAAAAACCCTTTAAATATTATAGAGGGAAAGTTCCAACTGGAGTGTCGATAGAAACATTGACACCAAAGCCAGAAGTTGCCCCAGTATTTGATGTGAAGAAGTTGTATTGGAACTCTACATCAAACTGTTCAATAGCATTTTGTTGTTCGTAATCTAAACCAATTGCAGAAATATTTGTTGGGAATGCATCAACAAACTTATATGTCTTAATTGTTGCTCCATTTCTATCTAACTGATGAACAGTTAAATCTACTTGGTAATCAGTAGGATTGGTGCGACCATTAGTAGTATTATAGTTTTGAATACCAGACTGCCACTGCTCTAATGCATTACGAATACCAAAAGTGGTATCATTAAAAATTGTAACTGTCCATGGCTGGAAAGTTCTCTCTCCTGCAAAGTTTACTGGGCGTCCACGATAAAGAACAGGGATAGTTTCAATTGTAGAAGCAGGAAGCTGTGCTGCTTTACATAAGAACTGTGCTCTTTGTCCTGCTACGATGCCAAGTGTAACATATGACGGAAAGGTTAATTCAACACGAAATTGATTAGGGCGTGCACCGCCACCAATCATTTGCGCTTTAAAATCAGCAATATTTGCCATTTAATTCTCCTTGTGTTCTTTCTTATTTATCCCTAATTATGCACCGACTTCAGTGAAGTTAATACTTGAACGAGCAGCAACAAAATTGAGAGTGATAAAGTTGATAGAACGATTTGGCTTAACGAAGATATCGGCAACAAATTCGTTGCGATCAATAACTTCTCCTGTGTTGTTAGTTTCATCGCACTTAACAACAAAGTCAGTAATACCACGACGTCCTTGCACATCACGTAGGAATGGCTCTACTAAATTACGGAACTGCGCGCGAGTAAATGTATCGTTAAATTCAAACAATTGGAATTTAGCAGCAGTAGCAATTGCCTTTTCCATAACGATAAACAAACGACGCACGTTAATGCGATCGAATGCGGATGGTTTAGCTAATAGCGTCTTATCACCAAATAAAACAGTGCCTTCTCCTGGGAAAGTTACAACAGGATTGATACCAGCTTTGTAGAGAGTATCACGTTGTGTTTTATTTGGATTTACTGCTAAACGAACAGCATTTTTAACTTGTCCACGATTTAAACCACCTGGAGAGAACCATGGATCATTAGTATAATCTGTACGAGCACATAAACCAGCGATGTCGCCGTTTAATGTAACGAAACGATATTTATCGTTGTAACGATCATATTGATACTTGTA